TTGTATCTGTTCAAACCGACTACCGCTCCCGCGTCAGACCCGCCTATGCCCTTTTGCCGCAGCTTGAGCCATTCCTCGCGGCTCATGCCCGCAGTACTGTAATATTCAAGTGCGCTGTCCATATCCCGTCCCTCCTCATCAAAAATAGTAGTCACGGTTGGTTTTCATGTCGTCCAATTCCCAATTGGCACGCTCCCATTCCCGCGCATCGTTCTCGCATTCGCGGCAGTACACCATGCCGCTCCCGTCCTCGAACATATCCTCCTCGTCATACAGCTCGCAGCCGCACCGCACACAATATACCATTTTTATCACTGCCCCTTCCTGTCCGAAAACCCTAACAGATAATCGGGAGTCACTCCGAAGTATTCCGCCGCTGTCAAAAGGTAGTTAAGGCTTAAATATTTGCAACTCTCCGCTCTAGCTACACTTGACTTTTCATAGCCGATATCCGCTCCCATCTCTTCTTGCGTTAAGCCTCTGCTTTCGCGCAGCTCTCTGTGTCGCTGTGCAAAAACCTTTCTATATTTATCATAATCCATTTTTCTGTCTCCTCTTGATTTTTCTGTAAAAGTATGCTATACTTTATGAAGTAATGTTTTTTTACTTGTTGTTTTTTTCAAAGTTCCCGCGTACGCCAATACGCGGGAATTTATTTTTCTAAATCATCTATGTTTATCTGAGCCGGTTCTTTCCATTCAACGCCAATGAAGTCAAGCACACGCCCCCAACCGTATTTCTCACCGTTTTCATCTGTACAACATCTATACATCCAGTACTCCCATTCTTTAAGATTATCCTCACGCAGACGGTCAAAACGATGGGGGCGCGATTCAAGATGTATCCCAAAACCACACATTGAGCAACCTGTACGCTGTGCCCGCGTAGTATACAGCTCACCTTTTTCATTTCGCTTGATCTCGCCATACGCTCGCGGTATGGGGACATTCAGATCAATTGCAAGCTGTAAAAGGTCTTGACGCGAAAAAATTGCAAATGGGCAACTTCTCGTTGTATGTTTTCCATAGTAATTACATCCGTTTTTCATCAAAGCCATTTCACGCTGACCACCCTCGCTTGCCATCAATCCGAGATACGGAAAACTATCATGATCTTTTGCCCAATCGTCACATGGCTTCTCCTTCATGTAATAGCAACAGCGGCTAGAAACCTTGAAATTAGGTGCTTCACGAATATCTAAATCAGGACGCATATCTGCGTAATTCCCACCGAAAAGCCTAATCCACTTATCCTGCAACTTTATTCGTTCGCTGTGTTGGAAGTGTCCTTGTTCCCCCATATCACCCGTCATTATGGCATGAATAAAAGTTTGTTTTTCAGCGTTCTTTTGCAACAGATAACTTATCTTGTTAGCTTTAGCTTTACTTATTACAGGAAAGCCCAATTCCTGCAATACCTGCGCCTTACCTTTATAGGGTTTTATTTGCTCAATACCACCTATCATCTTATGTACTTCTTGATTTCCCTTATCCTCAATACCGCTGACCGATATTGCGGGAACATCAAGTCCTATATGTCGAAGAAACAGTAATAATGTTATACTGTCCAGTCCGCCGACCGAAACATGAACATTATGTCCCTCTCCTGTAACTTTTTCATAAAATTCAATGGCTCTCACTCTTGCATGATTTAATTTCTGCTCATACGGTAATGATTGCTTTTGTTTGAACTCCCATATTTCCATTATCTATTTTCCCTCGCTTTCATGATCCCCGCAGGCATAATCATCGCCGCACCGACAGCACACCATTTCACAAGATGCGTTACCGGGCGGTACTCTCCGCATATGTCGGCATATTCGCTTCTGCCTACCGCTCCCATTATAAGTATCACGCCTGCTATAGCAAGCACCGCCGCTGTAAGCCGCACTGCCTGTCCGATACGCTCACGCCTCCGCTTTCGCCGCGCCAGCTCCCGCAGACGAAGAAAATCCTCAAAATCCTGTCTTGTCATTTGCTGTCGCTTACCTCCTTGCCGTTTATATGATCTATCAGTTTGGTCATCTCCTTGACCATCGTATGTACCTGCATTGTCCACGCATCAACAGAGCTGCGTATATCTTCTAATTCATTCCTGTGTTCATATGCAGGATTTTTATCTTTACATGACAAAGCGTGTGTACCATTTTTCACGCGGCTTACGGTATGCTCGCCACATCCAAAAATACGCGCTATAGTCTTGATCTCTATCCCTTTATCTAACAGCATTTTTATCTGGTCATGCTGTTCTTTTGTTATATATACTTTTTTTGCATCCATGCGTTTGCTCACTCCCTCAATATCCCACTACTTTTAACGCGCCTGTCCTCTTGTTCCTGAGCGTGAACGCGTCCCCGTTGTCCAACACGCACAGCCAGCACTCCGCTTTCATCCTCGGATGCTTTTCCCCAAGCAGTACCTTCTGCTTTCGCGTCAGCTTGCGCCCTCTGTTATCCTTCATTGTTATCCCTCCCTGTCATTTTAATAGCTGCCTTGCAAGGTCAGCCGCCGCAACAAACCCAAAGCTGTTGAATGTTATGTACTTTTTCACCGTATTGCGGCTGAGCCCCGTAAACTCTCTCACATCCTTCTGTGACAACATTTCTTTGCCGCCCGTCTTTTCGTATATCCTCTCGAGCACGTCGCGGAAGGATTCCTTTTCCCTCGGCATTGATTCATTCCTCCTTCAACTTCTCCTCCTCGGCGATTATCTGTTCCATCGAGACACCGAGTATTACTGATAATTGAACTGCCTGCCTGAGCGACAATTCTTTCTTTATTCCGGCTTCAATATCGCAGTAGTACCTTTGAGATATACCCATTGCTCCCGCGATCTTTGCCTGTGTCAGCTTTTCAGACCTTCTTTTTGCTCTCAGCCATTCACGCATTTGTGTACTTTCTCCTTCTTGACTTATAGCGTTATTTACGCTATAATAAAAATATGATTTTCTAACAGCGAGGAGGTGGATAATATGCAGCTAAATGAATACAGCGAGATCAAGCAACTCCTTCAAGACATCAAAGAAATACAACTGTCTAAGGACAATCAGATAATTGACCTGCTTACGAACATTGATTCAGCTCTTGAAAAGCTCACCAAAAACAAATGATATGCCCGAACCCTCCTTGCTTTAAGCGTCGAGGGTTCATTCTTTGTCAAACAGTCCCTCAACTGCTCTGCTTAAATTTGTCATACATCTTATAAGTTCATCCTTCTCGAGTGCATTATCAGAATCAAGTACATCCTGCGCAAGCTTCATATAGCATGAGCGTGTTATCCTAATAAGCTCTTCACCCGAATAAGTTTCTGTTTTCTCTAAATATATATCGCTCATTTTTCATCCCTCCTTGTTTTCTCCCATGACCAACTTTTCACACGTTGTGCCGAGCGCGTTGCTCAGATCAACTGCGGTTATTATGTTCGGCAGCTTGACCCCGCGTTCGTAATGTGCGATTGCTGACTGAGCTATCCCGACACGTTTCGCAAGTTCAGCTTGAGATAAATTGTAGCCTTCACGCAGTTCTTTTAAGTTTTCACTAAAGCTCATTGTTATCCCTCTCTTTCAAAAACATTACTCGGTCATTGACATCTTCCGTCAAAAGGTGTATAATTAAATTGTCGAGAAATAACCATACACCCTTTGCGTCATTTATTGGGGGCGTTTTCTACCCTTGTTCAATGACCTTGTAATTATTATAACTAAAATATTTTAGTTTGTCAATACGTTTACTAAATAATTTTAGTTTTTTGCGTTTTGTATAAATTCAGCTGGTTAAATTTGTGTAAAATAGCTAAGGAGGTATTTATGTATCAAAAACTAAAGGAATTATGTAAAAAAAAAGGAACTAATGTAACTCAATTATGTATCGAAGTGACTGGGAACAGTGGAAATCTTGCTACATGGAAAAAAGGGTATATGCGTTCTGATTATCTTGCAAAATCAGCAGAAATATTAGGTGTATCAACTGATTACTTGCTCGGACGTGATTCATATTGTGAAAATAGTATATCGACAGGGAATATTAGTTCGGGCGACAATAGTAACAATAATACCGGAGTACATATAGTTTCTACATCAAATACTACTGACAGCACAGAAAATCAATTCTTTATGCTTTTTAATAAATTGGGAATTGAAAACAAGGTAAAGGTAATGAATTTAACTTTAGAATTAAGCAAAGCGGAGGAAAAAAATTAATGAATATGGGAACGAAATATTCGTTAGAAAAAAAGTCAACTGCCGTTTCTAAAGTTCTTTAGAAACGGCAGCTTCAATAAAATTAGGAGATGATTTATGTGCAAAACTCACAAATTACCGCTGACAGAATAAAATCTCTTGCTCAGAATAAAGGTATATCTGTAAGCAAGTTATTATCCGATTGTGAACTAAATAAAAATGCTATATTTACAATGCAGTCAAATGGTTACTATCCAAGAGCAGAAGCTTTAATTAAGATTGCGGATTACCTTGACTGTTCCGTTGATTATCTATTGGGGCGTATAGATATACCTAATGTATGTAAGACTGCTAATATTATAAGGGTTTTGTGTAAGCGTAAAGGCGTAGAACTGGCGGATATGCTTAAAGAATATGATTTGCCTCCCGCCTTGATATACGATATGGAGAATGCAAACAAAATACCGCCTATGTATGTATTAAATTCATTAGCGGAATATTTTGATGTAACCGTTGATTATTTGCTGGGAAAAGAATTTAATTACGATGACGTACAGATAGCTCGTAAAAATGCAAAAGAATTAAGTGATGTAATGGGCATCAATTTTGATGTTCTCAAACAAAAAACAGGAGCAGATTACGGAACATTCCGCACTTGGTGTGATAATATTCAAGGGTTTGGAGACTATTTTAATGATAAGTTATACTTGATAGCTGATTTATTCGGAATCTCTGTTGAACAATTAGTCGGACGCGAAACTCATAGATCTGACTATTGGGCAGAAACGTATTATCAGCTTGACAGTGAGGATAAAGATAAAGTCTATGATGTAATGCAACAAATGCTAAAAGCCGATAAATATATTACATCACCCGTTGTTGATACCGGAACTGTTGCCGCATACGGTGGAGAAACTAAAACTGTAGAAGTTACCGAAGAAAGCGCAAAAAGAGCGGCAGAAGCCGCTATGCGTTTGAAGAACAAAAAATAAAATTCTATTTTGTCGATTTTTGTCGGGGGAATGAACAATGGCAAGTAATTTTGATTCAAAAATATTTTTTTACACATGACAAGTATACGTTCTGAGCGTATAATAGGAGTATAAACGTTTATTTTTGAAAGGAAGATGATATTTATGGGAGCATATGCTATACCTACTGAAAAGTCATTTATAACGAAAAAGAAAATAAAGAAGACAATAAATAACCCACGATTACGCGAGGGCTTAAATCTTGTAAAAAATGCAAAGATTATTATTGATGAAGAAAAAAATGTTATAAGGATAGAAAAAAATGATAAATGATATAAAATTTATTGTGTATACAAGCGATGCTAAAATGATTTATTCCGGAAAATTCAGTTGCGGCAATTCGGCTATTGATAGTTTTTTTAATAGTTCTCAGGTCTTAGACGATTATTTCGGAAAGACATATGTTATGGTGTTAGGTAAAAGAATTATTGGATTTTACAATATAAGTACTGGTTGCATTGAAGATGACATGAACATTCGTATTGGTGGGTCTATATATATTAATTATCTTGCTGTAGATGAAAATTATCAGAAAATGAAATATAATGATAATTGGTATATTTCAGATTTATTGCTTATGGATTGTATAAATAGAATAATAAAAATAAAAGAAGGTCATTTAGGTTTTTCATTCATAACCCTCGCTTCAACAGATGAAGGATATAATCTGTACAAGAGAAATGGATTTGAAGATTTGGAAGATGATATGTTTATAGCTAAAAACTCTGGCGAGAAAACGTGTTATCCTATGTATTTACCACTTGATTTTGAAGAATAGTTGGGATATGCGTTTAAAGTCTTCACACGCAGTTGTGCTCCGTGCAGGGTGTGCGACCCACCGCAATTACGGTGAAACCAAAATTTAACACATGACAAGTATACGTTCTGAGCGTATAATAGAAGTATGAACGTTTATTTTTGAAAGGAGGATGATATTTATGTTAGCAGTAAATTATTCTACCATGAGAAATAATTTTGAAAATTATTGTAACAGAGCGGCAGATGAAGCTGAAACTGTTATTGTAACGCGCGAAAATGAAAAGAATATAGTTATAATGAGTTTAGAACAATATAACGACATAATGAAGACTGTTAAAAATGCTGAATATCTTGCAAAAATTGATCAAGGCATCGCTCAACTTGAAAGCGGCAATGGGCAAATACATGAGTTGATTGAGGTTGATTGATAATGAATAAGATATGGACTGACAGGGCATGGGCTGATTATCTCGTATGGCAGATGCAGGACAAAAAGATTGTCAAAAAAATAAATGAATTAGTCAAAGATATAGAAAGAAACGGTCTTTCTTCCGGAACAGGACATCCTGAACCGCTAAAACATCGTAAGGCATGGAGCAGGCATATAGACCATGGCAACAGACTTGTATATAATATTGTGGACGGCAATTTATGGATAATCGCCTGCAAAGGGCATTATGAAGACTAAATTGGGATGTCAACCGCCATTCTGTTTGTTACACGCAGGGTATGCCATCCGCCATGGTGACGTGTGCGACCCGCCGCGATGAATTAAAATTTTCACAGAAAGAACAAGAGAACAGAATATAAAAAATAAAGGAGAGTGAGCCGCTATGAAAAAACGTTCCGACGGACGATATGTCCAGACCGCCACTATAAACGGCAAACGTCATTTTTTCTACAGCTCCGAGCCTACGGAAAAGAAAGCGCTTAAAGATATACAGCGTCAGATGATCGAATTTGAGGAAAGAGCATCTTTGGGAAAGAGACATTTTAAAGATGTTGCCCAAGAGTGGGAAGAAGAAAAATACAATAAAATTGAATATTCCACTTCATACAGATATAAAGTATATGTAAAGCGTTTAGTCGGTGAGTGGGGGAGTAAGCCTGTTTCGGAGATAACAACAGCCGATATAAACACTTTTTTTGAAACGATGTCGCTGACTTATTCCTCAAAAACCATTAAAGATCAATATTCTGTAATGAAAATGATTTTCAAATTTGCATTATTAAACAAATATATCGAAAAAAATCCATGCGAGTACTATGCACCGCCGAAAGGTAAGAAGTCACAGCAAAGAGATGCAATAACCGAAGATCAGATGAAAATTGTAATAGACAGTATTGGCTGTACGTTTGGATTACTTGTATATTTTCTTATGTATACGGGATTGAGAAAAGGTGAAGCGCTTGCGCTCAAGTATTCCGACATAGATTTTGAAAATAAAGTTATACATATAAACAGTTCAGTCTATTTTATTGGGAATAATCCTCATATAAAACCGCCTAAAACAGCAGCGGGTCAGCGTGATGTTATTTTGCTTGACTGTCTTGCTGAAAAGCTCCCGCACAAAACGACTGATGAATATATTTTCAATCATAATGGCGAGTTGATGCACTGTACGTATTTTACAAGGCACTGGCATAAGTATCAAGAGGAAACAGGTTTAAAGATCACAGCACATCAATTAAGACATACTTTTGCGACTATACTTTTTGAAGCTGATATTTCTGTAAAGGACGCACAGTCTTTATTGGGACATAGCGACAGTTCAGTCACCCAAAATATTTATACTCATATACGACAAAAACATATGAAAGATACAGCAAAAAAATTAAATGATTTTGTGAGTATGTAGTCACCGTGTAGTCAATTTGTATGTAATACAAGTTTTTAACGGAATAAAAAGGGGTTCGAATCCCCTTATCTCCACCACAGCAAAAACCCGCATAATCGCTTGATTATGCGGGTTTTCCTATGTTTTCACCCTGTCAGAAAGTACCTTAAAATACCCTCGAAAACCCTCTTGTCTGTAGTCAAACTGTAGTCAGACTACATCCTATTTAAAATCCCTGTCGTGCTTCTTCTTATACTTGCTCTTGACCTCGTTCACAGCGTCTCTGACACTCTGTGCCGCCTCTTCATTTGTCATATTGCTTTTGTTCAGCACCTCCTTCCGGGTCTTTGACGCCGCCTCAGTCATTTCAGCGATCATACTTGTGTACTCATCCGGCGACATCTGATAAGATTCTTTCTTTTTATTCTTCGTGCGCTCAAGCATCGACGACTGATATTTGGTCAGTATATAGTTATCGGGGACGGTATCATCCTTGAATTTGCGTAAAACGCTTTCGGGCGCTATCCCCTCACTTTGCTGCATAGCCTTTATCGTCGCAAGCATCTGCGCACGAGCCGCGCTCTGCTCCTCATACGGCAGCGCCTTTATCGCCTTTGACATCCCCGAAGCATAGCTCGTTATCAGCTGTGTTTTCTCTGCGTTGACCGCATTTTCCGCGCTTGGGTCGAGCTTAAATTTGTCCGACGCTTTATCCGCATTCGTGTAAGCATGGTTTATTATGTCGGTAGAATAGTTGGCATCCGCTGTAAACGCGTTTTGAGTGCCGGCTATGAGATGCCTCTCTTTCGGGTCTACAGCCGTCCAATTAGAATATATTGTCCCGAGAATGCCCGCCGAACTCTTGATAAGATGATCTATCTCAAGCGGCGACTGATTTGTCATTGAGCCTATCTGTACAGAAATAAATGACGTTCTGCCGTTGTATTGCTCTGCTTTCGGCAAATTTTCATACGTCTTGCTGACTATCGGCGAACCTTTGAAATCTCGGTTAAAACCGACATCAAATATACCGCCCGCGATAGTACTTCCCGTCAATTCATGTGCCATTGATACAGGGACGCTCATCTCATCCTCGTTTATCCACTCTGTCGGTACTATATTCGGCAGCATATTTTCCGCCGCATATGCTCCGAAATCCCGCCACAGCTCCGTATCTTTGTCTGCGATGCTGTCCCAGACACGCTCTGCAAGACTGTCAAATACCGCCGATTCGCGTGCTTTCGGTATCTTTATAAATTTGCCGTCACCTAACGCTATACAGTAGAAATTGTTTTTCGTGTACTGCGAAAGATTCTCCCAGCCCTCTTTGTCATACCTTCTGTTCCACAGCTGGAACATGAGCATTTGCAGAAGTGCCGGTATAAGATATTTCATCATTGCTTTTACGGGACGGCTCTTTATGTTGCCGTAGAACACGTCAAGCCCCTGTACGCTCGCATTGAAATACATAAAGTATTTATTCAGCTTACGCGCCGTTTTTCCCGCACGCTTGAAATTTGTCGTTACCTTATCGGCATTATATATAGCCTGTTGATTGCTCATGCCGCGCTGTTTTGTCGCCTTGAACTCAGCAAGACGCGGTATTGTTTCGGTCGCGTCACTAAACGCTGTCATCATGCGGACAGGGTGCATGAACGTCGCTTCGGCAAAACGCATCAGACCGCCTCTGTCGCGGCGTGCAAGACTGCGCATTACACGCTGTATGTTATCCATATTTGCCGAAAGCTCCGAACTGTGACCGCCGCCCATAGCTATATATTCTCTGTAGTCGTCCGATATTCTCACACCGTCAACAAACGCACTGATATGCAGCTTTGCAACATCCAGCGCCGACTGACCGTACAGCTTTGCGTATTCAAGCGGATTATCAACAATGCTGTTGCTGTAGCCGGTCTTGATGTCACGTATCGGATTGCGCACACCAAATACATAATTAAAGCTCGTCTGTGTAGCCTTCATAGCGTTCATTATGTTTGAAAACATCCTGTCGATACTTGTTATCTGCTGTGGCGTCAATTCCGCTACAGCATCAAGGAACGGCTCATCATGCACCTGATAATATTCCTTTTCTCCGCCGCGTATGACTGTGACTATCGAGTCTTTTTGCCGCCCTATTTCCCAGTTGACGACCTGTTCACCTATTTCATTATCAAAAACATCCATTATCTGCGTGATATCATCAGCGAGTACATCGTGCAGATTTCTTTCAAACCTCGTCCTCTGTTCTGTGATATTCATTATGTGCGGCACTCTGTCGGGCGGCACTTTTTCCATAAACTGCCCAAACCCTTTGACCGTATCCGCATACCCCGCCAATGTCTGCATCGTCTGATTGCGCATAGCTGTTGTCACGAATTTCAGTACGTTTTCCTGTATGCTTTCAAGCGGACTGATTATCGCAAGACCGCTGCCCCTCGCTCGGTGTATAGGCACATTCTGATTTGCGAATGCGCGGCGGGCGGTATTTCTGCCATTCGGAAGGACCCTTTGGAGCGGTATGTAATGCGGATATTTTTCCCACAGACCGTCATATCTTTCCTGCGTCATAAGCCCCGCATCAACAAGGTATGCCTGACCCAGCCTGCGCTCAAATTCGTATATACGCTCTGCCGCTTCCGCAAATTCGGGATGCTCTTTCTCGTATTGCTCCGCCATTCTGTTCATCGCGTCAACATCATTCAGTTCATCATCACTGAATACCGTCCTGTTAAGCTCGAGCCACGCAGGCGCGTGCTTTGCTATAAGATACTGCTGGAAATCGTCCGTATCTTTCGCATTGATAGGTGCAAGGCATTCATAATATGACATACCTATTTCGTTGCCGTCAAGATCGGATAACCCATGCTCGAGGATGTTTGCGGTTTTCGTTCGGGCATTGAGTGAATTTGTTGCGAGCACATACCCGTTTTCGTCACCCGTCAATTCCCTGCCGAGCGTGTCGCTCACATAGTCGGTCACCCTTTGGATTGGTGCGAACACATCGACCCATTCACGGCGGAACTCCTCCGACTTTTCGGAAAGCGAAGGCGCGTACATTCTGCGTGCCGCCTTGCGCGTCATTATCGCGGCATTCATTTTCTCATTTACTGACAGTGTCATATAATTGTGAATGTCATTTGCCGTTTTTATGAAGTTGTCATAATCGTCCGTATTGCGTATGTTTTCCTCAAACATTACCGTAAACTTCGGAAACCGCCTGCGCGCCGTCTCTTTATTCGTCATGTATATGCGCACGAACTCCGCAAACGCCTCTGACGGATGCTGTTCTGACGGGTACTGTTCAAGAAAAGTGCGGTCTATGCCCTCTATCACTTCATCTATCTCGTTTGCCTCAGAAAAATTGTGCATACTGTCAAAGTAATGTCCTATCTCGTGAGCAAGCGTCGGAAGATCGTTTGCCACTCTCAGACGTACAACTTTTGCGCGCTGTTTGAATACGCCGTTTGCGTTGCGGTTCGTTATCTTTCCCGTTCCGATAGGAAGATCAAGCCGCTCCGATGCATCCTTTACTATCTGCTGGATCGGCTTGGGCGGTGTCTGCGTTTTTCTTCCGCTCCGTTCCTTGACTGTGTCCCGTTCATTTTCCGACATTTGGGTATTGACATTTCCGCCGCGTTGTGATAAACTATATTTATCAACAGCAACGTTTGTTGGGCTACCGTTCACATTATTTTCGTGAGCCGTCCCAACGTGTCGTTGCTGTTTTGTTTTTTCAATATTCTCATCACTTGTAAATTCAAAAACGGAACCGTCAGGCATAAGAATACGGTGCATTTTATATTTATAGCTATCTGTATGCTTGACTGTAACACCCATATTTCCGCGTTGTCCGTTTATACTAACAGGCGCACCAAATGTTATAGTATCATACTCTCTGGCTTTATGATTGGAATGTTCACCTATTTCTATACCACTTTTGATAACTTCCGGAACAGCAAGAATAGCGGCATATTCACCATCAGTCTTTACATATGCTAATCCCTGTTTTATATCTTTTATACCAATTCTGACTTCACCAATTCCATCCCTTTCAACAAAAATATCGTTTCCGCTGCCGTACTTTTCAGCATACATTTTCAATATTCTGTTTCGCTTTTCTGATTTTAAAGCATTCGGATCACTTGTATAATTGTACTCAGCAACAGGGCTCATATTGTTTAGAACATTCGCGCTGTTTCTTATTTGGTCTTTGATATGCGTTTTGCCCGACTCAACTTTTTCGCTGTTCTCACTCACATCCACACCATTCGCGCTCCAGCGTGCACCTGTGCCCCCGCGTTCATTCAGACTGTAGCTGACACCGTCTGCATCCGAAGATATATCTGTGACCGTATGAAGTTTCAATATAGCGGATAAAGCCGCATCAAGACCCTCACCATTCGGCACAAAATAACGCGTTTTGTAGTTGATGCGTTCTGAGAACAAATGCCCCTGATCCTTTAGCCGCGCTGTGTCATAATAGTCTGCGCCTGTCACCTCTATGCGGTTTTCGCCCGACACTTTCCTCTGCACCAGTTTCCAGCCGTTGTCAAGTACTGCCTCCCCGCCTCCGTTTATTGCCTTTATAACATCCTGCGTGCTGTAATTCTGCTGTTGCCGGCTCGCACCGAATCGGCGCAGAATATTATCAATATCGCGGTTCTGTATGACCCTTCCGAGAAGTACATCCCCATCATCTGTAAGCATACGGTATACACGTACATTTTCTTCGGGGAGCTTATTCCATACCGAAAGAATGTCGCCGCTCATAAGATGTACCGTTTCTTCCGTATATTCCGGTACTTTTGAAACAGCCTCCTTCCATAGATCGCGCGCCCGTTTTATATCCTTTATCTGTGCCCACGACGAATTGAGCGAATGCTCCTGCACGTACTGACGTTGTTTCTTCGTCTGACCGTCAAGGCGGTATTTTCTTGTGACGTTTCCGTACTTGTCGGTACTGTCCGCGCCTCTGAACACCGCTCTTACCGCGCCTGTGTTTCTGTTCTCAAAGAAACCGATGAATTTATTTGTATCGGTAATAACATCATCAAAACCGATCTTTTCGGTCTTATTCTTTGCTGTGAGCTGTGTATATATCGTCTCCGCTCCGGTCGCGTTTGTATGTATGACCTTTTCCTCATTCACCTTGAGGCTTTCCGCTCTGAACGTTTCCATGCCTCTGTCAAGCGTTCCGTTCTGTGCAGCCGCCTCCGTTGCCATGCCGAGTCTTTCTGAAAATCCGTCAAACACCGCATTCTGTTCACGGTTTTCAAGCGCAAGTATTCTGTTGAGGAATTTTCTTATATCACGTACCTCTGCCGCGTTAGGGCTTATCTTCCCGTTTTCGTCAAGTATCTTTATACCCAGCTTATTTATGACCCCTTTGCCGTTTGGCACGCCTTCCACAACGTTATTCGCAAGATCAACATAAAATTCCTCAAGCGCAGTCGCCGCGATAGATCCTTCAAGGTTATCATCGGAAGAAAACAACCCTTGATTACCCGTCTGCCTCTGTCCCTTTGTAAGCGAACCGAGCTGTTCGAGCCTGCGGGCGATAGTCGATATAAAGCGCATTTGTCCTTTCAGATCGGTGGTAACGAGCTTGTATATAGGGGATGATACCATATTTGAACGAAGTGTTCGTCCCATTCCCTGTATCGCCGCATCCGCCTGCCATCCGGCTTCAACAACATAATGCACTCTCTGCTGCTGGTTCTTTACATCTCTGCTTGCGTGATAACTCTTTCCCGTTCCGCCTGCTTTGGAGAATATCATAATACGCTTGCTGCCGTTCTGAAAACCTTCGACGTCCGCTTCTATTGCCGTTTTACCGCGCTTTTGTCTGATTTTCTTTCCATCGACCTCGATCACGCGCTCACTCCTGCCCGTATTTTCAGCCACAAGCTCTGTGCCGAACTCATTTATTATCATGTCTATAGGTGCGCTCGGCAGCCTTATGCCGCCCAGCTTTTCAAGCATTTCATCACGCATTTTTACAGCCTCTCGGTTAAGCACAGGCTTACCCGAAGAATCAAGTACGGGTCTTGTCCTCATGTTGCCGTCCTCGTCCTTATATTCCTCATATTGCTCGACAGGGAAAGACTGTTCAAGATAATTCATCAGTATCTCTGCGGGACTTGCGTCAAAATCTTCAAGGGCAAGTCCTTCCTTTTCAAGTCTTTCAACTTCACGCCTTGACTGTGCCTCATTCGTGCCTGTGAGCTGTATGACGCATGATTTCCCGTTTTCTATCTGCTTGTGCATATCCTCTATAACGCTTGGCATCTGCATTGATGTAAGTATCTGATTGAAAAATCTCTGCTGCCCGCTCCAGAACTGACTCAGACCGTTTTTGTTATTGGTAAGCTCTATAGCCTTTTGCATATTCTGAAATACTACCTGATAAGCACGCGCCGCCGTATCATACATATCCTTCTGCTGCTTCGTCAGCTTATGCACGAGCTTGCTGTAACGAGCATCCGCATAGCTGAGGCTTCGGGCAAGATAAACGCCGTTTCTTTTCATACTCTGCGCCACAAGCTCCATTACTGCCATACCGCCGTTTTTGACCTTTGTGACAAAATCGCTGCTGTTTTCAAAGGAAGTACCTTCTCCCCACAGACCGAGCCTTTCGGCGTAGCGCAGATTTTCCACTTCTGTCGCCCCCGTAGCCGACGCATATACTATACGTGCGTCAGGCAGTGCTTTTTGCAGCTCCACGCCGGCAAGTGCGATATTCGACGGTTTGCTTCTTCCAAAACCCGTTTTGCTGCCTCCCACATTCGCCATTAGGTGCGCCTCGTCAAAGACAATAACGCCGTCAAAGTCTTTGCCGAGATATTCAACAAGTTTATTGAACGTACTGTCCGGATTCTGATAGCCCTTTCCCAGAGTATAATACGTTGTGTATAATATCCCCTCATCACCGCTCAGCGCCTTTGAGAGTTTCTGTCCGCCCTCTATTTTGCGGAGCATATCGGAGCTGCCGAATATCACGTCTGTATATTCCTTTGAATCGGAGAACAGATTATCATTTTTCGACACCCATACAGCCTTTTTCCTGCCGTTGTTCCAATTATCGAGGAAAATTCCGGCGATAGTACGTCCTTTTCCTACTCCGGTACCGTCACCGATGAAAAAACCTCGTCTTTCACCGCTCGGCAGTACCTGCTCGTGCGCTTGTCCGGCATAAGATATAGCCTCGAGCTGTATATCGGACAGCTTACCGCTTTCTATAACGTTTTTACCTATATTCGGGGTATATTTAAGCGGCGGCGGCGTTATCGCGCTCATTGCCGCGCTTTCAACTATCATACTCGGATGAGGCTTAGCATTCCTGACAGTGAGCTTTTGAGTCTTATAGTTTTCATATATGCTGTCGGTAAGTGCTTTTTTCTTTATATTTCGTTTAGGCTTTCCTTTATTTGCATTTGTGTCAGAAGATTTTCCGCTATTATCGTCAGCAATTCCCCGAGCGTCTTTGTTTTCAGCATTTTCTGTGTTATTGCCCGCTCGTGCAGATCTTTTCGTTTCTGATATGTCAGCGGTACCTCTCCTGACTCTATTTTCTCCCATTCGCTCTGTGTCGGAACTGACTGTGCCGTCAGCCAAAATATCTGTGCTGTCAGTTCCTCGCTCCACAGGTCCTTCACTAACGACAGTATCGCCGACAGTTCCGTATCTGTTATCTGCGCTGCCTGTATCTGTGAGCGCGTTATTTTCTCTGCCGCTTGTGTCAGATACAGTTTGTTTGGCTGGATCTTCACGTTTCTTTCTCTCAACAGCTTTAATGCGTGCTGTTGTATCGCCTCTTCGTTCATCTTTTGTATCTGCTTTGTTCTGCGCCTGAGATATTCTCTCATTTCCTGCACCGTTATCTGAGCGTCCATTGCGTATTCCCTCCAATATGCTCTTTACTTCGGATATATCCTTGTATTTGCCTGTTATCGTTTCACCTGCTGTGGCACCGTTTTTATCAATAACGAGCATCTGTATATCAAAGCTCGTGCCGTACTTTGTATAATTTCTGCCATCTATCCCGATATTTGCGACAACATTATATTCTTTTTTTATACCGTTCCACCACTTGCGGAAGGCGGGCGCATCATCAGCCATACCGTTCCCGACTATAGCGACAAGTCTGCCGTTCGGGGCAAGCATTTTCAAAGCCTGCTCTATATGCTGTGCGCCGACCTTGCCGCCCTTTACGTTACGCGCTGCCGATGATGAGAACGGCGGATTCATAACGATAACGCTTGGCTCTACCTTTCCCCCGAGAATATTATCCAGCTGCTCTGCGTTCTCATTATAAAATCCGTCAAACGGGAGATTTTTAAGGATGTTCAGTCTGCGCGGGTCAAGTTCATTGACATATACAGTCGCTCCGTCACGTTTTGCGAATACAGCTATACCGCCTATTCCCGCTGATGGTTCGAGCATGGTATCATTATTGCTTATATTTGCGGCATACTCCGCAAGATACGCTATGGACGGCGGCGTTGAAAACTGCTGAAATGTGTCCATACCCTCAGTGCGCTTTGTCTGTGTAGGGATAAGCTCTAATATTTTCAGCATATCGTCATGCGTTATGCTGTCAAGACTCAGTATGTATTGATTCACGCCGAGCTCCATAGCATCATACGCATCTTTTGATGTAAATGTATTATTTGCCATCGTGCCGCCGTATACAGCAGAAGCGGCGGAAAACAGTTCATTGCTCGTGAACTTTGTCCCGTTTTTCAGCTTATCAAAAACAAAATCGGCTATGGACTGTGCCTGCCGATCTCCGTTTCCTGTCTTAACTTGTTTTTGCTCTTTGAGGCTGCTTTCGTCTGTATATATGGCTCTCTGTGCAGCATTCCGATCAGTCTGTGCCTGTTCGTTATATTCCTCCCCGAAAAGACCGTACAGCTCTGTCAGCATTTCACTTGCAAGCCCGTCAGATACCATATGCACCTCGTCCTCGCCGTACTCCGAACGCACAGTCGGGCGGAGCTGATCCGCCACCTCTGCCATGTGCATGAGCTGGTCGCTCTGCGTGGTATGCTCGCTTTCATCGAAAAATTCGGGATACATTCCGGCAAGCTCGTGATACACGCTGTCAACAGCTCTGCCGCCTGCGGATATGCGTATGCGCCCGAAGTTGCTTTTCCGAAACTCATTAAATTCCTTTTTGCTGCCCCAATCACCCTTGAGATCTTCCTCTATCTTCATAGGCGTTGTCCTCAGATAACTGCGCAGCTCGGCGTACTTGTCATACATGGTCTTATCAGCTACCGTTTCCGAATTTTCCCGCACCATCTCCTCTATACGCTCTCTCAGACGATTTTGCGCGTTCTCAAAGCTCTGCTCCGAAAAATTGCTCTCAATAAAGTCGCTGTAAATATCCTCGGCAAGTGCCGCAAGCTCCGCGCGGTCAGTTTCATCAATGCTTTCAAGACCGAGCTTGTCGGAAACAGCCTTCGCAATATCCGCTATAGCCGCTCTGCGCCTGTTGTTCATTTCATACTGCCGGCTGACATCGCTGTTGTTTTCCTGCGGCGTATGCCCGCTTTCCTTATCACTGTCCGCTCCTCGGCTCTGCTGTGCTTTTGTACTGTCTTTTCTGCTGTTGAGCAGCCCGCGCAGTACTTCCGTACCGTTTCCGATATAGCTGTTATCCCTTACGAGCGCATTTTTGTCTATATTCTGTGTGATATTATAGCTCTGCCCGTTTGACACCGTATCATGCACACGCACAACGACATCATCGGGATAAATTCCGCCGTCAGTCGATATGACTGTATATATCCTGCTGCCCTTTTGGAATACGTCACCCTTTGCGACTTCATCTGCGCTGCGGGTCATGGTTTCATTTTCATGAATTTTGTGCTTGACAGCTTTTTCATTTTGTGGTATATTATTATCAATAGGAGTCGTTGCATTCATACGTATCGCGTCATTATTGACCGCCGTATCCGCATAGGCTCCTATTTTCATTAACTCATGCACGTAGAATTTGTTATTAAGATTTTGTTTGGGATAAGATTTTATGACAATTCCTAAAAGAGCTTGTCTATTATCTATATAACCCTTTCCCATTATTACATATGTATCATACCCTCTGTTCTTCCAATTTGTTTCATGGTTTACTATCTGTCCTTTTTCGATAACATCTTTTATTGCCGCTGCCGCAGTTATTTTATCGTGGCTTATTCCATGAAATACTGTTGACTTTGCACCGCTCTTTACAAGTTCAACAGTTCCGAGTTTTGGATTTACAGCTTTATTTCCGATTTTATCAAAATACTTTGAGATTATTTCTGTTGCCCTGCCATTTGTGTCATTTATATCATTTTTACTTACATTAAAGATGTCCGGTGTCTGCATAATACTATCTTTATTGGATTTAATTACATCCAATAAGTCATCTGTATCTCCTGCACTATCGGAATTATCAGTATCGGCTTCACGTTCCGCAAAGTCCGCAAACGATCCGTTATCTTTGCTTTCCAAATATGCTCGTTCTTCATCTGTTGCAATATTTGAAACAACTTCAACAGGCGTGACATAATTATGATTTATCTTTACCTCCTTGCCGTTGTCCTGCCTTATCACGTCGAACCGCCTGCCGCCGAGCATCTCGGTGCTGACTATGACCCCTTCTCCGTCGCTTATCCCTGTGTTATACGCGACACGCTCACCTTCATTGCCCGCACCTTGCACATTCTCCGATACCGTAGGCGCATTGTCATCTGTCGGCTGTACAAAATTCGCGTTCACTTCACGCACCGTCCCGCTGTCGTCACGCACCTGCACAAAATCAGTGCCTCTATGCTCTGTCATACCCACTACAGTACCCTCGCCGCCGCTGCTCCCGATACCCCATTTCACACGCTGTTCCATACCAAGAGTCGCGCGCTGTGACGGAAGTGTGCGAAGTGTGAGACTTCGCTCCTCGGCTGTAGGCTGTGCTGTAAGTTCCGCTGCTGTGTTTTGCGCAGCCGTATTTTGTGTGTCCTCAAGCCCTGACGCACTCATTATATGCGCGTTTTCCGCCTGCTCACCGGCAGAAAAACGCGTACTTTCGCCGCCCTCGTTCCTGTTTCCCCACGAATCGAACGAGCGTAGCGCTCCTGTACCCGTATTTGACGCAGTTTGCACTGCGGCAGACGGAACACCCGCATTTTCCGACCGCCACGATGTGAAGGAACGAAGCGCAGGCATACCCGCATTATTGTTGATATCCGCATTCTGCGTCTCCGTCTGTGCCGCTGTATTCTGCGCAGTCCCTGTCTGCGCCGCTGTATTCTGCACAGTCCCCGTCTGCGCCGCTGTGTCCTGCAAAGTCCCCGTCTGTGCCGCTGTGTCCTGCAAAGTCCCTGTCTGTGCCGCTGCATTCTGCAAAGTCCCTGTCTGCGCCGCTGCATTCTGCAAAGTCCCTGTCTGCCCGCTTTTGAGCCTTCCAACAAGCGCGTCAAAGCTTGCTGTCATGCTGTCCTTTACGGCTGCGGCAGTGTTTTGCACATTATCCATCGCCTTTGCGGCTTTCTGCGCCGCGCGCGCGGTTTTCTGCGCTCTTTCGAGCTTTTTATACACATCGCTGTCATGCTCGCTTATAAGCGCGTACAGTGAGCCTACCTGCCTGTCGGACAGCTCCGCCGTGCTGTTTTTGCCTTTCATATAGTCGTCTGCCGCCGACTGTACCGCCTTTCCGTATGCTCCGCTCCTCGCTCTTGCGACATCAGCGTCTATTTGCGCGTTCGCTCCCTCTTGGCTTCGTATCTGTGCGCCTGTCTGCGTGACGGTTCTCCCGCCCACAAACGAGCCGCCCGCACCGAACACGCCGCCCGACAGTGCGCCCCCCGCCGCCGCTATCGCGGTATTCGCTCCGAAAAACTTCGCTATAGCCAGTGTGTTTGCTTTCGCCTCGCTCATGCCGTTGTCCGTAAGGCTTTTTTTGTATATCGCAAAGTCTGACGCATCGCCGAGCTGCGCTATGTCGGAAAGGTTGCCCAGCACCTCCGCCGCCGCTTCTTCGCCACCCTCCGATATTGCCTGCTTTAAAATATTTTTTCCGATATCCTTGCCCGACGCAAAACCCGCGCCGAGTATCTTATCAAGACTGCCCCACGCCATATTTTCCGATGCCGCCTCTATCGCGCCCGCGACAAGCGCCGACTTCATTCCCGTCCCTGCGTCTATTCCCTTTTGGGCATTTTCATATGATTTTCTGCCCGCCGCGTTCGCCGCCATAAGCGCAAGCCCCGCCGCCTTATTGTTGCCCGTCACAGCTCTTTGCGTAAGGTTCTGACCCATAGACAATGCCGTCGTTGTCAAAAACCTTTCTACGCCGTTTTGTCCCTCCGTAAGGCTGTCCTCGCTGATGTTTTGCGCTCTTGCTCCGAAATACGAAGGTGAGTTTACGTCCGCCGCGTCATTTCTGCCCGTTATCTTGTTTTTTGCCGCCTGTGCCGCATTTGCGGCAAGACCTATCCCGCCCAGCACGCCGCCGAGCATATTATATCCTATCGCCTTTGCCTTGCTTGCGTCACTCATGGCTCTTATCTTCGCCGCCTCGTCAGCCGCGCTGCGCTCGTTCATTTTCTTTTGTATGCTCTTTAAATACTTGTCGGCGCTTTTCTTGCCCTCCTTGCCCAGCAGATAGCTGTAGGTGTCCGCCTCGCCCTGCGTGACTGCCATATGACCTGTATGCTGTATGTTATATATATCCCGTCCCTTTTGTACATACTCGCGGAAATCGGGCAGCTGCGCCGTCTTGTATTCTATGCTGTTCCTTTTCTTTGCCACCGAGCTTATCTTATTCGTCACCGCACGCACAGCCTCATCGGGGGCTATGCCCCCGTTTGCCTTTGCTGCTTCTCTAAGTTTTTCAATATCCTGCGCTGTTACCATATCATATCACTCTCCCAAAAGCTCATTTATCATAAGTGCTATCGCGTCACTCCCAAGGTTCGTATTGTACAAATATCTCGTCAATTCATCCTCCGGATCTGCGTTTCCTCTTTTTCGCGCATCCTCGACTATTGCCCGCGCCTCCGGCAGTGCGCTCTGATATTCGGGGCTGCTGTGTATCTGCCTTATGCGTTCGCCCGCCTCTTTGCCGTATGCCTGTGCCGTCGTCCTTGCGGTGTCGAGCGCGTTTTGAAGACTTTGCGCCGCGCTGTTCGCCCTTGAAAAGATGCCGCTAAGTCCGCCGCTTTTTCCCTTCATCCCCGACTGCACGCTGTCCTTTACTAAGTTGCTCCCGCTTTTTGATGTACCGCCCGTGTTATTGCTGCCGTACCAATATTCATAGTCCCGCTTTAAGCTGTCTGTCACGCTATTTCCGTTTTTCACAGCGTCATTGTACGCCTTGTACGCCTGTGCCGCCGTAAGGCGCGGTGTGTAGGTCGTCTCTTCGGCGGGCGCGGTGTTCTGCGCGAGCAGGTTTTGAATATCGTATTGTCTGTCGAACTGTCTGCCGTTCTCCTTAAGCTCAGCATTGCTGATACGCTCGTTTGAGTCAATGCCGTATTTTGTACCCTCCAGACCCAGCGCCGCATTGTATCGGCTCGTGTAATTGTCGTCCGCATTCATGCGGGTACTTGCGTCCGTATTGTAATTGTTCATGCGCTCATTCGCGTCAATGCCGTATATCGCCTGCCTCAGAGCCGCGTCCGTATTGTAATTGTTCTCTCGCTCCGCCGCGTCCGTAACATAACGCTGTGAGGCGTTCGCGGCGGCGTTCTGGCGCATGGCTGCCGTCTCATACGGCGTTGTGCTGACCTGCGTTTTGGCATACTTTCCGTATGCTTCCGGGTTTTGACGTATCTTTATATCTCTTGCGGTCATAGCGTCGTCCGCCTGCTTTTTATACGTCGAATCGCCCGTCTTGTTATACATATCCATAGCGCTGTTGTATATCGCCTGAAAGTCCGTATTATCGCCCGAATATTCACTTTTCAGCGTGCCGTCGCTGTTAAGATATATATTTGTGCCGCCGATACCAAGCTCGTCATACAGTGCCGTCGGGATATAGCCCGTCGCGTTCATAAGCGCGATCCTGCGCTCCGTTTCGGCGTTCGCCGTATTCTGCGCGTTGAGCTTCGCCGTCTGGTCGTTTTCAAATATCCGCTGATTGTTCTGCATATCAAGACCTATGTTGTCATGCTGCGCCCCGTATATGCCTTGATCATACGCCGCCCTGTCAGACAACACCGCCCGTATGTTGCCGAGACGGTTGTTAAAGTCCTCAAGCACCGCCTTCTTTCCCGCATTCGTGAACGCGAGCTGCTGCCTTGATGCGTTCGCCGCCGCATAGCTGTCGATGTTCCCGCCGTTGGAGCTTGCTCCCTCCGCTGCGGCATTGTCCGCCGCGCTCTTGCCCTGCCACTTGTAATCCGACATTATCGCATCCGCTATTTCCGTATCATACGGATTTGAATAGCCGTAATTTTCAAGCCTGTCATACCTTCTCCCCATATCGTTATGGTCGCTCATAGTCAGCTCATATGTTCTGTCGAGCTTTGACTGCACATTGTCAAGCCCCTTTAAATACTTGTTCTCGGGCGTCGTGGAAAGTCCCATCTTGTTTACATAACTGTTCCACGCATTGTCTATCGCGCCGCTGTCATTGAAATATGTAGTCCCGTCAACGTTTGAATCGGGCTTTCCTATGTTCATACCGCCTATGGACAGCTCACCCGTCGCCGTATTATAGCTAAGCAGCTTGTCAACGTCCGCTTCGCTCAGTCCGTATTGTTTCGCCAAGTTCGTGACGTAAGGGCGAAACGCCGTCCTCCCCTGCGTACCCGCCTGCTTTCTCAGCCTGTCCGCATCGGTGTAGCCGCTGTTTTTCAGCTTGTCCGCTAATCCCTGATAACCGTTGTTGTAAAGGTTTGCGTAATTTTTCTGCACTGAATTACTTGCCGCGTTCATCCCCGCGCTGTCTGCGCGTGCTTTTGCATCATCATACGCCTTTTTTCCGTATACTATCGCCTCTATATCGCTGTAGCTGTTATATGCCATTTTCTCTCAATAGCTCCTTCCTATCCATATATCAGGCAAATGCGAAACTCGTTTCGCATTTGATTACTTGCATAAGAAATTTCAAAAAGTTCTCAAGTATTTTCCGCAAAGCGGAAAACCGCCATAGGCGGCTTTTGAACTCTGTTCAAAAGTACTTAGATTGGCGAGCTTTGCTCGCTGAAACTTTTTGAAATCCAATTTTCGACGTTGGTCAAGCACTTTCGGCTCTGCCGAAAGTCTGCCTGCGGCAGCCCCGCTTTCTTGCGGGTGCGCCACCGCCGAAAATTGATTTTTACTTGAGGGCAAGCCCTCAAACTCCAAAAAATTAGGAAGAAATTACGAAATAGCTTCGCATTTCGCAATTATCTATTATCCATATATCTTACACACAAATTCCGAAAACCACGGCACCGTATCGCACATCCCGATCCACTTCTCGGGCGAATCACACCTTTGCCGTATAATGCGCTCCGCCTTTTCTCTTGCGCTTTCGGCTGCCTCCTCCGCCTGCGTGCCGGTGTATTCGCATATCCCTTTGCATATCGCATTTGCAAATTCATCCTGCTCATATCTTAGTTTTGCGGCGTCGTCCGCGTTGTCTATAAACGCCGTCTCAACAAGTATCGCGGGCATTTCGGTATGCTTTAGAACGTACAGATCGGGTCGCACCTTCACCCCGCGGTTTCGGAGCGCCAAAGCGCCGACTATGCTGTTTTGCACCTTCCATGCCGCCTTTTCAGCCTCGCCCCCGCTTTTGAATATCAAAGTTTCGCATCCTGTACCGCCGCCCGCGTTGCAGTGTATCGACACGAACAGGTCGCAGTCGTGCGAATTTGCGGTCTCAACACGCTTTGAAAGTGATGTCGCGTTATTTGTCCCGAGATTCGTCTCGAGCGTTTTTCGCGTCATTATGACCGTTATCCCCGCGTTTTCAAGCCGCGTTTTCAGCTTGTCTGCTATCTGCCATGTTATGACCTCTTCGCGCAGTCCGCACCCGCCCGCGCCTGTGTTCCATCCGCTATAGTTGTGTCCGGCGTCAATACATATCTTCATTTGTCATCATCCTTTCCTGCCGCATTGTTTATCTTTTTGTCCGCCACCTCAAGCCCCTTTATCAGCCACTTCGGCACTTCCACGCCTATCTCGACAAGATTTTCAAGTATCGAGCGTATCTCGTTTATGATAAACGTCCCCAGCGTGAACCAGCCTATCAGCGCAGTTATTTCAAGGTCGATGCCGATTATAGTGCCAAGGTCTCTGAAAAAATACGAAATAAAAAAGGCTATGCCGATCATCAGCCAATAGCCCACCTTTTTCGCGATCCCCTGAACGCCTTTATAACTTGACTCCTTTTTGTTGATCCGCGCCTTATACAGCCCCGTCGCGTAGTCCGTTATGTTTAATAACATAAACGCCGCGAACATATACCAATACACCCCGAACAGCGACGTCAAAAGCGTTACGCACGCCGCATATTCCAAATTTATCCTGCTTAATACCTTCTCCATTTTCCTCACTCCCTACTTCCAACTATCCACTATCCACTATCCACTATCCACTATTCACTATTCACTATTCACTATTAACTATTACCTACGCCAGTGTCCAGCCCTTTGCGGTCGCTATCGCCTGTTCCTCCGCTGTCAGTTTTGCAAGGTTCGCAGAGCCGAGCGTACAGGTCGAGCTTGCGCCCGTACACAGCGCGTTTATTATGTTCATCAATGATGTATGCGTAAGATTTGCGCATCCCGAAAAACTTATAGCATGATCCGCGATCGTACTGCCTGCAGCAAATGATATATTTTCAAGTGGATGATTTGTGCTAAATGCGCTTGAATATGTTGTACATTCGCTCAGATCAAGCCCTGTTATTGTTGTAAGTCTGTTTGCAGTTGAAAAGGTAAAGCTCAAATTTGTCACCTTTGTGCTGCTTACTATATTGATCTCATTAAAATAACAACCTCTGAACATACTGTTTATATCTACCGTTGACGGCAAATATATATCAATGCTTGTGTCTCTTTTCCCGCCGTACATAAACGTATGTCTTACGGGATTTGTCCCTGTAAGTCCCGACAGGTCGAGCACCGATGTAAATTCAAGATTTGAACAGTTATAAAACATATTTTCTGCTTTCTCTATATTACTAAGATCAAGTGCGCCTATTGATGTAAGATTCCTGCACCCGTTAAACATATAACTGCAATCCTGCGCCGATGACATATCAAACGGAGTTGTTATTGAAGTAAGATTCGTGCTTGAATTAAAGCAATATTGCCAATCGGTAACGTGTGAGCTTCTATTACCGATACTGTTTACAAGCGTAAGCCTTTTGTTATTCGCAAACATATACGACCAATCCGCTTGAGCGTCTATCACGCCGCCCCCGCCTGTCGGTATATCGTCTATCAATCCCGCATACTCTGTCACGGGCGTATTTGCAGGCACTGTCACACCCTTGCCTTCAATAGCGGCTTTGATACCGGCGAAAGAATTATAAATACCCTGTACATTTTCAGTTAATCCCATAAGTCCCTCCTTTTTTGCATCAAAAAAAGCACCCCTGCTTTTGCAAAAGTGCTTGACATACGGTATTTGACTGTGATATAATAGTTGCAAAAGGAACGGTTTTGACTGTTCCGCATCTGACTAAATTAAATTTAGCCGTCCGTTGTGCAAGAACGGGCGGCTATTTCTTTATGACTAAAATTATAACAAACACCAAAAGTGTAAAGCAAATAACCTCTGTCATATGTACCACCTCCTTTCGGAAGTGCTACAGAACAGCCGCCGCCGTTCCTTTTACCGATTTTATTTTATCACATCTGTGTACGCCATGTCAATTTACATTTATTTTACAATATGCCTGTCACACCCCCGCATTCAAAAGCTGCGCAAGTACCGCGTTTGCGCTCCCTACCGCCGCAGTAAGCGAGGCAACATCCGCGTCTATCTCGTTTATCGCCGCGACGGCGTTTGTTTTTGCCGTAGTTGTAAGGCTTGAAAGGTCGCCCACCTTATCAACGCTTCCGCCCGCATCTATCCTGTTTTGTACTGCCGCTGCAAGCATAGCCCACGTAACGCTGTTAGCGCCTACAGATATTTCATTGTTCGTAATATCTATGCCGTCTCCTGCGCTGTAGTTTATACCTATGGGCGACCACGCGCTCCATACGGGTATATCCTCATCATCGAGCGCGCCCGTCCTGTACTGCGCTCTGCCCCGTCTGTCAAACTGATACTGCGCTAAAATACCGTCATGCTCCGGAGTTGTAAACGATACCTCTCCCGATGTCTCGGATCCCATAACAGTCCATGCGCCCCATGTCATAACGCCGTTTTCTGCCTGCCCTGTGCGGTATTTTATTTGACCGCCTGTCGCTCCGCCAAAAAACCACTGCTTTGCATTTGAGATGCTTGCAGAGGAAAACCCCGTCACTACAACAAAACCGCCGCCGCTTTGATACGTTCCCATGCGTGTGTACGGGCTTGATGTCGGGTCAAGGGTATAGAATGTGTCAATGCTTTCTATATCCTCTATCTGTACACCGCCGCTCCCGCCCGCGTTGATACGCTCCTGCACCGCCTCCGCAAGCTTATCCCAATTTATAGCGCCGTCGGCTATCTTTTCCCCCGTCACCGACCCGTCCGGATGATCTATCACAGCTCCGTTTTTATGCGCCGACAGATTCGAGGACAGTGTGCCTATCGCATTGCCCAAAGACGATGCAATGCTCCCCATCTGTCCCGAAAGACTGTTCATCCCGTTGTTGAACGTCGCAATGTCCGTATACCCGCCCGTCACAAACAGCTTCGTTGCATAGTCGTTATGCAATTCACTTTTCGATGCGTAATCGTTGCTTGCCTGATTTGCAAGAGCTTCTAAGGCGACCACCGTCGCGTATACCGAAAGGTCGGGCTTGTTGTTTATATATGCCGCACTTTGCGTGTCCGTCTCGTTCCAGTCCGTTTCGGGTCCTGTGTCGAGCATAGCCTTGTACGCGCTTGTAAAATCATTGCTCGACAGAGCCTTGCCGCTTACCTTATTGACCTTGTTCGACAGCGCGTAGTAAAGCGTCTTGTTCTCAACGGGGTTTGACGACTGCGGCGACAATACATCGTCCACCGCATAGCTCCCGCCGCCCGACGGCTTGTCTCGATCCCCGCCGCCGTCTATATCGTCATAATTCACCTTTCCGCTCTTTACTATGTCTATCGTCTCTACATTTGTGTATATTTTTACTGTTTCCCCGTCTATCTCACCTTCACCGTATACATACACCCGCATCCCGGGGTACATAACAGCAGATGCCGGCACTGCGCAATTGCCCGTCACCGATAATGTCACATCTGCCGCGCTTTCCTCGTCCGCGCCGCACCTTCGGAATACCGCGTGCTTTTCGCTGATATCATCCCAATCCTCCGAAAACGTGAATTTTGCCGTTATGTAATTCTCGCTGTCCGACACGACGTAATACCCGTCGTGCATAGCAAGATTCTGTCCCACAACATCAAATTTCAGCTGCATATCATATCATCCTCCTGTCCCGCCCGCAGAACGCCTGATATTGACCTCTGCCAAAGCGCCGTTTGTTTTTCTGTAAAGTCTGCACCCTCTTTTATATCCGTCGGGATGAGAGTATATCATAGGATAAACGGCGGCTCCGCTCCCCGCGGGAACATCCAAAAACCTTGCAAGCCCCCACACCGCGTCCTCCGACATAACAAACCCTTGTGAAATATCCGCCCTCACCGCGCTCATGTATATGTCCTCTCCGCTGCTTCCGCGGCAAAAGCCCCATGCGTTCGGCAATATCGGACAGCCGCCCCTTTTTTTAAGGTACCCGCCCGATACCGAAAGCTCTACGGTTATCACGTCCCCTATATCATACTCAGCCGCCGCATCCGAAATATCTATGTTTACCGTTTCCTCCGCAGTTATCGCGCCGCCCGATGAGTTTTCCATATCTTTTGTTATGCTCCCGCGGTATATGCTCACTCCCGCAGGCTCGTCCTCTCCGTATATCCCCGTAATTATGCGCGATATTGTCACTGTGTAGCCAAGCGTGACCCTCTTTGTCGTCTCCGCCTCCACCGACGCATAAAACCCTATGCCGCCAAAACCCGTCAATACCCCTCGGCTCGTGCATACCGTTCTCACGCTCGCGCTGCTCTCGCCGCTGTACACATCAAGTGTCACCTCTTCCGGCTCTGTCTCCTCGTCCTCGATGTAAAAGCCCCTTCTTGCAAGTATTCTCGCATTCCTTATCCCCGCCGCGCTCATGCCCTCCGCGCCCGAGTATAATATCTGTCTCGGCTCTGTCGGTATCGCGGCGGTCTTGTCCGAATCCGAAAGGCACACCCCGCGCCTTTGGTAAAACACGTTATACGGTGTCCCCGCAGGATAGACCTGCCCGTCCGTCACCGCGTATGCGCTCCCGCTTATGCAATGCGCGCATACCGCCGATTCCGCCTCATCCAGCGCGCTTATGCCGTCATATATGTTTGCATACGTGCATCCCGCCTCTATATCTCCCGCAGCAGCAGCGCCCACGCTCCCAAGACACGATGCCGACGCGTATTCTCCCACAACGCCTTGCCGATACACTCCCGCAAACCTCACCGCAAACACGCACCCCGCCGCCCTTGCAGGCGCAGGAAATACACAGTATGACCTCACGGCTCGTATGCACCCGCTGACAAACACACGCCTTACCGCAGAATACAGCGTCGGACTTGCAAAGCTGTTGTCAAGGTATATCGCGTAAGCGCTTTCCTTTGAATACAGGCTCATACTGTATATATACACATTGTCCGCCGCTGTGCGGATCTCTCCCGGCACAACAGATGCCGCTCTCAAAAGCGTCACAGCCCCTTCGCTCTTTATTTCTATGTCCGAAAACGTGACATTTCTTATTATCCCTTTTATCCCGAAAAACAAATACGCATCCTCGGTCTGCACGCTTATGTTTTTCACCGTATGACCCTGCCCGTCGAACATATATACGTTCGTGACCGTCCCGCTTTGCGAAACATCCCGCCCTTTAAGATCTATATCCGCGCCCAGAAGCACCTTTACGCCCTCATTATTTGCGAGCGCCTCGTTTATCCCGCTGTGCTGTCCTGTGCGCACAGCCATGAACTCCTCCGCCGTCGTTACCGTTATCTCGGGCATATCAGACCACCGCCTTTATTGCTGCAAAATCCCCCTCGGCAAGCGTTTCGTCCGTTTGCGCGTCGTACTCCGTCTCGTAATATCTTAAAACGGGTATCCTGTCAGATACCTCGCCCCTTATCTGATACGCTCCGTCATCCGCCAGCCGCAGCGCCCGAAGGAGTGCGCCGTTTTCGCTGTAATACTGTATATCTATCCCGCTGTCGGTCTTTTCGATGAACGCTCTGCCCGCATATGTCGCGCCTGTGGCGTCCGTTCCGACGCCGAGACATATGCGCGGCGTCATAACGACCTTTGTTACCGCGTTGCCCTGCTCGTCTGTAACAGCCTCACCGCTTGCGTCTGTGACTGTTTCGGTCTTTGCATAAAATGCTATTGACAGCTTTTTGTGATTTGTGTATCTGTACACGATAACAGGGCTGTACCCCGCTTTGTACTTCGGCGTTATCCGGAGCTTTTTTGCCGACGTGTCATAGGCATTGCCGTCAACCGCCACGGGGTCGCCGTTTTCGTCAAGCAGAATATTGCCCTCATCGTCGAGAAAATACCCGTTTGCAAACCGCGCTATCGTCCCGTTCCACCATAGATATTCACCGTATCGGTTCGTAAGCTGCACCGTTTTTGCCGCAGGCTCTCCGGTATCTTCGTCTATGATGACCTCGCCCGTCTCGGGATCTGTTTCAAATTCCACAGCCCCCTGCACAAAATCAATGCTCTGGTCATACCCCTCAAAGAAGGTGTCGTCCGTCATGTCCGATAAAAGATACTTTCTCACCTTTTTTGACGTGGATATATGATCCACCGTAAGGTCTGCTATATCTCCGTACTCCGCATACAGACTGTCCGTCGTTATGCTGTCAACAACAAGCCCCTTTACCTTGTCCGCCGATACAGACACGATGTTGTCGTCGTCAAGGTTATATAAAAGGTCATCGTAATGCCGCTTCATCATCGCCAGCTCGTCACGAAGATACTGTACCTCGTTTCGCAGCTGCTTGAAATTCATGCTCTTAATAGGCAGATCAGACAAACAGCTCACCCCCCTCGCTCGTTTCTATCTCCATCTGATATATCTTTACATACCCGAATCCCTCAAAGCGCAGCCGATACCCATACTCCGCCGTCATCCTCGGACGTATCCTCACGCATCTTCGCCCCGCGCCCTTTCGCTCGCACAAAAGCTGTGACCGCCTTTCATCGAACACCTCATCCCCGTACAGCGCGTACACCCTTAAAACGCTGTCAGACGCCATATCACACATTATCTGTACCTTGTCGATATGCTTTATGTCTATCGAATGACCCGTACAAAGGTCTGTCTCAAAGCTCCACGCGTGTGAGTAAAGCCCTGTGTCCATTTTGTATATACGCCCGTCCGCGCACAGCATATACATCCCCCCGCTCGTATGCGCGAAGGACAATACCTCGCTGTGGCACTCCTGCTCCGCCCACATGGAATTGAGCGTGTCGTATACGAATATATGCACCTCGTTGTCAAGCGACTTGCAGTAAAGATAGTAAAACCGCCCGTCGCTCCCGCCCACAGCAGTCTCAAGACCGTCAAGCGCAAGGTTATTGCCTATCTCCCGCGGGTTTGACCCTGTGTATATCTTCACGTTGTCCTTTGACACAAATATGAGCCTGCCGTCTGTGTCGCATATGCTCTTGTTAGACAGCGCGCCCTCGGCGAAAATATCCTGTATGCGGAACGGATTTTTATTGTTGTACAGCTCGTGCATATAGCTCTTTTTAAACGCTACCACATGGTTTGCAAACGTGGTTATGCCCGTAAACTCACTGTTTGCCCGCGTGTTGGACTGTGCGGGCGAACACCACGCATTGTTTGCAAGGCTCTCATCGGCGGTATCTAAGTTCCAGTTTGAATAATCGTTGAACCCGCTGGCGTATATGCGCCCGTCATCCACTCCGAACAGCCTCGATAAATGCACGCACGCGTATTTTAAGTCGGGCATATTCGTTATTCGCGAAAGCGTGAACACGCCCCGCTCGTCTGTGTTGTCCCCGTTTATAACAAAGTCCATAGACAGCTTGTCGGGGAATATCAGCAGCTTTTTGTCATATTCTCCGCCCAGAACGTCCTGTGAGCTGTTATATACGTTGAACTGCACCACGCACCTTGGATAATCGTCATCCGCAGATACTCCGCTCTCCTTTATGAACCCCGAATACACCGTCCCGTCCGCCTTTATATAGTCTATCTTGACATTCTGCTCGGTACGGTATATGCACAAAAGGAAATCGTCAAACCCGAACAGGTCTATCGGATGTAAGTACCCGCTTTTATACGCGGCTCTTTTCTGACTCGGCACAAGATACGGTATCTCGGCGGTGGAAATGTTTTGCTCCCGCGCCAGCTCCCCCGTATCTGTGGTGTATCGCCTGTCAAGCCCGCCCCACTGTATGCGTACAGACCTTTTGCTCCTTCCGCCCGTCGGCAGCGCTGTCTGCATATATGAAAGCTCCTCACTCTTTTTCTTTGCCGATCCCATAAGTCCCTCCTTTTTTGCATCAAAAAAAGCACCCTTGCTTTTGCAAAAGTGCTTGACATATACTGCCCGAAATGATATAATAAAGGCAAAGCAGAACGGCTCGGACGTTCCGCAAAGGGTTATTAAAATTAATAACCGCTCGTTGTATCAGAACGGGCGGTTATTTTTTTATGGTCTTGACTAATTCAAGAATTACTATCAATATCAGAAGATATATTATGTATTCCATAAGCGATCACCCCCTTTCGGGTTTGATCACGAAACAGCCGCCGCCGTTCCCTTTACCATGTTTATTATAACACATCGCTGTATATCATGTCAATTTACATTTGTTTTACATCCCGAACTGCGGCATCCTGTTTGCTATCCATATCTTGAAATTCTCCAAAAGCGCGTTGTACTCCGCAAGCCAGTTCGCTGCAAGCACATTCTCGTTCATTATCCTGTACGCCTCGCCCCGCAGCCTTGCGGACACCATTTCGCACCATTCGGGCGGCAGCATCACCTCGCCGCTTTTTACGTTGTCGTTCGCATCCACGCCTTTGAGCGCGGGACGTATGAGATATATCACTCTTACCTCGTCTCCCGCCTCCGAATTGATGTGCAGAGCGTCGTTGTCCCTGTAGTAGGTGTCGGGGAATATCCTCCCGCTCGTGAGTGTTGAGCGTATGAGCTGTGTGTCACCGCAAAATACGGTATATACGTCGTCATAGCGCAGCTTGTCCTGCTCATACTCCACTATATCCGCCTCCGACAGATCTATCAAGCCTCCGGAGGGCATATCGAACACCGCCTCGTGCTGCTCCTTTATCACCTCGGTGTAGAGCATCTGCTCGACGGTATTGAGCCACTGCGTATACCGCCTGTTCTCTATCGGCAGCGCCACATCCACCTCGCTTGTTATATCGGCTATCATCTCCGATGCCTGTATGCCGCTGTGAAACATCCTATCACGTCTCCTTTTTGGCTTTGCTCTTTGCCGTTTTCACGGTCGGGCTGTCCTCTGCCGTCTTTGCATCAAGTGCGTCCAGCTGCCCTACAAACTCGCGGGCGCACCGCTCGCACATTATGACGCTGTTTCCTATTTCACGCGAGCGCGAATAGTTGTACGATGTCGTATTTCGACACCCTTTTACCGAACATTGTCTGTGTACTTTTCTTAACATTGTTATCACCTCTGTTATTTTTCAAAATCTACGATGTTTTTTCTGTCCCCGTTTAAGCTCGCGGAATACCTTCTCCCTGTACTTTTGCAGCTCGGTCTTTTCTTCGGGCGGCTTTGACGGCGTTGTATACAAAAGCATAAAATACCGCAGCGCATCCGGCAGATGCGTTATCTCGTGCGGCTCTGTCATACAGTCGGTAGGCTTTTTGACGCTGCGCTGGAGCGCGGGCAGATATTCCGAAAGCCGCTCACAGCTTGAAAATATTTTAAGCCGCGCATACTGCCTGTCTCCCTCGCCGTATATCCGCAGCATCTCCTTTACGGCAAGCCACCCCGCCTCGCGGTCATTGCTCCCCTTGATGAGCACAAGCCCGTTTTCCGCGAAAATATCGGACTTATCCTTCGCGCTTTCCTGCGACCTTGACCACATATCGGGCGGCGCGACCGTATACTCTATCCGCTCTCCCTCTGACAGCGCGCATATATCCTGCGCCCCCTCGGATATTATCTTGTCGCTCTCGGCATATTCGCGGTAGACATAGTAATTGCCGCCCTCGTCTACCGCCACCCATACGCACGCTAAGCAGTCAAGTCCATAATCTATCCCGCGGTACCGTCTCCAATGATCCGGTATCGCAAACGGCTCTATAACGTGTACAGACCGCCGGAACTCCTTGAAATACTGCCCCGCCAGCATATCCCAGTTTCCGTCACGCCACGCCGCCCGCAGGTCATCATCAAGGTTGTTGAGCATATCAATGTACTCGGGATCATGCTTTAATAATGCCTTGTTGTCAAATGCGGTCGCGCCTATAAACTCATAATCATCCGCCTTTTCCGCTCTTTCGTATTTTCGCGTTATGAATAATCTCTTCACCCACTCATGCCCGACTCCCCCGGGATTGCACGTTAAGTACATACGCTTTGGAAAGCTGTTCGCTCCGCGCACGCACGCCGTCAGCGTCTGGAACTGGTAATAGGTGAACTGCGTCGCCTCGTCTATACATATCACGTCGTACTCGTTGCCCTGATACTGCAAAACGTCACTCTCCGACTTGCAGTACCCGAGGATTATCACAGACCCGTTGGCAAACTCAAACGTCTTTTTGCTCTCGGTATATTTTGCCGTCCCTTTGAGCATTGACCGAAGTACGCGGATATGGTTCTGTTCAAGCTCCGGATATGTGCGCCTTAAAAGCAATATCCTTATGCCGCCGTGCTTTAAAGCCATCATTGTTATCTTCATCCGCAGCGACCACGATTTCCCGCCGCCGCGCGCTCCGCCGTAGCACACAAACCGTTTCCTGCTCCGAAAAAAACGCTCCTGCTTGCCGCTCATCATGGACAGATCAAGGTCAATCGGCATAATCATCAAGCTCCTTTGGAAGTGTGAATGTCACGCGCGTGTTATCGGTGCTCTCGCCCTTTGCCAGCGCGCGCTTGTCGTATAGCGTGCCGATAACGGTGGAAAGCTGATTTACAGGTATCTCTTCAGCATTGATAAGCTCTTTTTTCAGCCTGTCGAGAGCAATGTCGATTATCTCTGTGGAACGCTCCACAAAATCGCGTTTTTTCTCGGCTCTCAGCGTTTCAAACTCGTCGGGCGCGGCGTTGGCATGGGCTTTTATCCATGACCGCACCGTCGAGCTTGCAACGCCGAGCATACGCCCTACTTCCTCATAGCTTCCGCTCGAGGCGTACATAAAATATGCCTTTTCCTTTATATCCTCGGAATACTTTTTCCCTCTTGCCATGCCATACACCTCCCCCCTTGGATAGTGAATAGTGAATAATGAATAATTATTCTTTGTTTTTTGCTGTTTTTATCAAGAAAAACATGAATTTTTTTACTCACTATCAACTATTAACTATTAACTATTAACTATTAACTATATAACTACCACCGTTTA